CTGAAAAACTATCAATTGAGGAGAAAAGAAGGATTTCAGAAGAAAAAAAGGCTAATGCTTTGCTTTTAAGTTTTGAAGTAAGGAAAAAAGAAGCCGAAGTCAAGTTGGTTGAGCGTAATGCGGAGCTTAAACAGTACGAACTTGAAAAGAAAGCCGGTAACACTTTGCCTTTGGATATGATTGAAAATGTTATTTCCATAAATTATAAGGCAGTATTCAAGTCAGTTCATTCTCAAATAAAAAACATAGCAATGGTTATGGTGCAGCAGTTGGGTGGTAGCAAAGAAGATTTGAATAGCATTATGATTGAAATGGAAAATTTGTTGGACACAACCGTAAAAGATTCCAAGAAAAAAGCAAAGGTTGATATTGATAAATTGATTGATGAATATTCTGAGGTGCGCAGTAGAGGCGAAAGGAAAGTATAATTTAAAAAATATAAAAATGAAAATAGAAACATTTACTTTTATAGAAGTTGAAAACGTCCCTAATATTTTGGCGGTTGAGATGCATGAATGCAAACAAGAAATGAATCCAGTTACTCCGCAATTTATAAGCGTCCATAATGCTTATGATAAAGGAAAAATACATTCAGTAGATCATGTATTAACAGATACTAAGCCAGAAAAAATAATTGAAGGAGTTACCGGAGGAATTGCAGACCATTATAAAGAAGTTGGGTTTTGGATAATAAAATATAAAAACCAATGCTAAAAGAAATAATTTCAAGAAACATAAATAGGATTCAGGAGAATATTTATGATTTCAGTATGAAAACAATTGCTCCGAGTGATTGGGCTGAACAGAATTTAATATTGAGTTCTGAGTCGAAGTTTTCCGGATTGTTTAGCTATAATCGTTCTCCTTATACAAGGGAGGTAGTGGACAATATGCGGCCAAATTCAGGAGTTGAAATTACAGCTGTTATGAAATGTTCACAATCTGGTTTTACACAATCTGTGGCAATTCCTTGTATGGTTTATCACATTGCAGAATCTCCTTCTAACGTGATGTTTTTGTCAAGTTCGGATATAATGGTTCAAAACACTATCAGGGGAAGGTTTGATACGGTGATGGAAAGTTCTGGATTAAGCAATCTTTTGAAAACAAGTTCGATCAAGAAAGCCAATCAACGAACAGGTGATACCGACAAGAAAAAAGAGTACACTGGAGGAACAATGATAAATGCTACATACAACGCCTCAAATTTAAGATTTCACTCGGTTGAGGTTATGGTTTGTGACGAATATGACGATGCTCCCAAAACCGACAAAAAAGAGGGAAATGTTTTTGATCTTATTAAAGCCAGAACAAAATCTTATGCCGACACAAGGCGTTTGGCTTTCATGTCTTCTCCCACGGTTAAGGGAATTTCAAATATCGAACACGTTTATGATATGGGTGACAAACGACAATGGAATTGGGAATGTCCCCATTGTAAAAATTATATTCCTATTCTTTGGAAAGTAGAAAAAGCCGACGGAACTTTTGGTGGTATAAAATGGAAATTGGATAATGATTTCAAATTAATAGAGGATTCTGTTCATTATGAATGCCAAAATTGTGGAGGTAAAATTTTATACAAAGATAAATATAGATTAAATTTAACAGGCGAATGGTTTCCAACTTGTGAACCAGAAAATCCTAGATATAGAAGTTATAAATTTAATGCTTTGTGTAATCCTCCAGGATTTGAATCTTGGACCGATTTAGTTGCTCAATTTCTAAAGGCATGTCCTCCAAATAACGGAACTATAAATACCGATGCTTTAAAAGTTTTTACAAATACTCAGCTTGGAGAACTTTGGGAAGAAAGAGGTAAATCACCTAGATCAAGTGATTTGCAGAAAAACCAAAGAACTTATCAAATTGGTACTATTCCAGATAAAACTTGTAAAGATGATGGAAATGGAAAAATTGCTTTGATTAGTTTGGCTTGCGATTTAGGTGGAGTTATGGATAAAGATAACAACAATGAGGATGTTAGGCTGGATTGGGAGATTGTTGTTCACACAACCAATGGCCAGATGTACAGCATTAATCATGGCAGCATTGGAACATTTAAGCGTACCCAAAATAAAACTAAACAGGATATTTTAAATGATTCTCAAAGAGAAAAATTTACTTATGAGCATAATGTAAAAAATAGTGTTTGGCCAATACTCAAAGAAATAGTTTATTCGACATTACAAGGCGAAGATGAAACCTACTATGACATTGATATTACGGTTATCGATACAGGTCATTTTACAAAATATGCTGAAAATTTCATTGAAAGTATCAATGATAGGCGTGTTTTAGGTATAAAAGGTCAGGGAGAGGAAAATTACCGTAAAATGGATAAGAATGGAGCTATGATTAAACATTCATTGGCAAATAAAGGATTGCTTTATCACATTGATGTGAATATGGTAAAAGATATTGTTTCCAATAATATGGCTTTAAAACAGGGAACCGATGGTTCACAACCAGATGGTTTTATGAATTTCCCACAACCATCAAACGGAAAATATGGATTGACTAATTATTTCTCCCATTATGAGGCCGAACACCGAGTGCCAGAAATTAAAAATGGCGTTGAAGTAGGGTATATTTGGAAGAAAAAAAGGGAGGATAACCACTTTTTTGACGTTGCAGTTTACAACTATGCAGCACGAGAAATATTCATTGCTGATACGAAATTATATGATAAAAAATACAAAGACATAACTTGGTCAGAGTATTGTTACCGTATAAACCAATAATTTTATATATTTGCCTCAGCAATAATTTTTTTCATGGTGTATTTTTTTTAGTTATTAGGTTGATTAGTGATAAATCCAGCTTCTTCATACGGCTGGATTTTTCGTTTTAAAAACTTTTTTCAATTTTTATTTGGAAATAACAAATAAAGTTTCATACATTTGTCGAATGCAAGACGGGTGGAATCGTATTGCAAAGTACGGTTCTAACGTTAAGCAAAAACATAACGACCCTTAGAACAAAGCTTCCACCCCTTTGTTTTTCGGGTTTTTTTGTTTTTAAACAATTCTATCTCGATGAAAAAGAGTTGTATCCAGTTGAACTCCAAAAACAACTACCGTAAATTGAGTAATTGATTGTAGGCGGTGTGAGTAATCACAAATATTCTAATTCCAAAGATTGTAATTCCTGCTCTGTCCGACCTGACAACAGGAGCCTCAAAACGAAAGTCAAAACAATCAGCCGTAAAAGAATCTATGTAAAAGTAGAGGGAGGGAGCGGGTAAACAGAGAGCAAGCTGTTAACTTGGATAGGAGTAGGTAATATGATTAAGGGCATATTACGAATACAGCAAATAATTTTTAGGTTTTTTTGCTTTCATAAGCAATTTTCCCTTTGACTTATTTGAGGTATAATGGGCTTGCTATATTTACATTAAAATAAAGAAAATGGAAACTTATAAAAAATTAACACCACCTGAAAAAAGAGCTTGTAGAAAATATATTGTTCAATCATTTAAGAGGCATAATGTTAAAAAGATTAATAATAAAACAATAACATCAATTAAAGTTGTTGAATTAATTAAGGAGTTTCAGATTAAGTTTAATAAATGTCCTGTTTTAGCTTTTAGAGAAAGACTTAAAACCAAAGTAAGTAATAAAAAAGGTTATGTATATGTAATTGGAAATCTAAATGAAAATCATAAGCGGGTAAATGAAATTGCAGAAATGCTTAAATTACATAGAGACACAGTTTCTTACAGGATAAAAGAATTGGGAATTATTGCAACTCAAAAGTGGTGGTATGATGAATATCAAATTGAATTAATAAAGGATTTCGAGAGAAGTCCGAGAACAAAATATAGTATTGTTGAATCTAAAATAAATAAATTATGAGTGAATTACGGGAGTTATTTATAAAATTTATTATAGTATCGTGTGTTTCGATAATTATAATTGCAGTTGGATTTTTTGTTTGGGAATGTGTAAAATTTGGATTTTAAATAATTTCAAAACATAAACAAAAAACGATTAAATTTGATGATCCTTATTTTATTTATTGTTTTTTGTTTTTTTGCTGAAACCGCCTTATTAAGTTGAGGCGGTTTTTTTGTGTATTATTATTTATATATTTGTACTGAATATTAAATACCCATTGTTGTGAAACATAGGCTAACTTAACAGAAAGGAGCGTCCACTATTTATAGTGGATGCTCCTTTTTGCATTAACTAAAAAACTAAAAAGTATGAATTCAGAATATATGACTATTCCTCAATACGTTGAGTGCAAGTCGGCTTTGATTGGAAAAGTTGCTACCTATGATATTTTGATTGAATCAATGGAAAAATCTATTTTAGATACCATGATTAATGAAAATGGAGATGCAGTAGGAGGAATTGCAGAATATGAATTGGATGATGGCCAAATGAAATGTAGAACCAGATACAGAAGCATTACAGATATGGGAAATGCCTTGAATGGATTGATTAAAATGAGGCAATATTACATAAACAAAATCAATGGCCGAGTAATGGTTTTAAGAGGAGGAAATCTTTAAAAAAAAAATATGGGATTAGCGGAATTTTTTGGATATAAAAAAGTAAGTAAGGAATCTGTTCAGGAAGTTGATAGTGTAGTTTATCAACAAGATTCAGTTTCTTACGGATGGAAATATCCAGTAGTAAATAAAGTTTGGGATGGGGAGAAAACTCTTGGAGAACTTGGAGCAGTAATTAATAATATTCCCGATTACGATAGATTGAGATTGCGTTCTTATGATGCCTATGCTACCAAGGATATTGTAAAAATAATTGCTTCAAAGCGTTTTAACTGGTCTATTGGTTCCGGTTTAAAATTACAATGTGAACCAAATAAAGATGTTTTAGAATCTGAGGGAATCAAAGATTTTGATTCTTCTGCTTTTACAAAAATAGTTGAATCACGATTTATGGTTTATGCCAATTCTAAGGAATGTGATTTTCTTAAAGAAAAAAATCTACATGAATTAGCAATGGATTTCTATAAAGGTAAGTTTCTTGGGGGAGACTGCCTTTGTGTTATTCGTTATGATGATAACGGCCCTAATGCTCAATTTGTTTCTGGAGAGCATATTCAAAATCCTGAGATTGGAAATGAATATTATGCAGGTGCTGTAAGAGCTGGAAATAGAATTGAACATGGAATCGAAATGGATTCAAAAGGAAAGCACATTGCTTACTACGTAAACGTTAAGCCAAAGAGTAATGAAACGCTTATTCCTGAATACGAAAGAATACCTGCTTATGGTGTTAAAACAGGAAAAAGATTAGCTTGGATAATTTCAGGAGAAAAGATTTGTCCCGATCACGCAAGAGCTGTTCCGGCAATTTCTCAATCATTGGAGAAAATTAATAAATTGGACCGGTACACAGAGGCTTCTGTCACTAAAGCTGAACAAGCAGCGAATTTGGTTTATGCAATTGTTCACGACAAAGATTCTACAGGAGAAAGTCCAACAGATTCATTAGTAAATCAAAGAAGAGGTGTTGTTGTAGCAAGTGTTCCTGATGGATATAGTTTGGGGGATGGTTTAGCTAATAGGATTTCTCAGCAAACATCTGGAACTACTTTCAATATGCCAATTGGTTCAAAATTAGAAGATTTTTCCACAAGTATTGAAACAAATTATGGAGAGTTTCACGGTTCAGTTTTTGACCAAATTAGCGCAGGTCAAGATATTCCTCCAGAAGTTGCAATGGGTAAATACAGCTCAAATTACTCAGCATCCAGAGCAGCAATAAATAGTTTCGGATATACAACTTCTGTAGATAGAGATACGTTTTCATTACAGTTTTACATTCCTTTTTACAAATTGTGGTTAGAGTTTCAAATTTTAACCAACAAAATAAAAGCCAATGGCTACATTGAGAATAGTGATAATTTTATGGTTACTGAAAGTTTTACGCAATGTAGATTTTTTGGTAAAAATATGCCTCATATTGATCCGCTAAAAGAAGTAAAAGCAATAGAATTGATGTTAACTTTAAAATTAATTTCAAGAGAGCAAGCGGATGAGTTGTTGAATTTGGGAAGTTGGGAAGATAATTTCAAAAAGAATTTAGAAGAGGATAAAATTATTCCAAAAGAAGAGGTTGTTGATAAGCCAAATGTTCCACCTAAAAAAACAAGCAATGCAAAGTAAATCACAATTAATAAACACCAATGAAACTTGGAACAGCAAGAGGAGGTATAAAATAAATTATATTGTAGAACATTTAGGAGGTATCTATCAAAATTCAACTGGTGGAAATTCAGATCCTATCCTTAAAATAGATTGGATATTTTTAAAATCAACTTCAAATTCATTGTCAGAAAAATTACAATTTATAGCTGATGGAGTTTCTGCTACATATAATATTGGAACTTTGGCAATAATAAAAGCTATTTTTTGGAATAGCGCATTATTAAATGATTCCGATTGGTCGCAAACAGGAACTACATTAACACTAACTTTTATACCTTCTTTAGGAGATTTAATTAAACCAATATAAACATGAAAAAAACACTTTTTTTACTATTATGCACCGTATCAATGTACGGTCAAACATTACAAAACCCAACGTTTGGGACGGTAACTTCTAAAACAGCTCCAACGGTAATAAGTGTAAATCATTTAGCAACAGTTGAGGCGAGTGGTGTAATGGCTAAAATAGTTCCAACGTCTAATATTATTCAAAATGCAAGTATAG